TTTCGTGGCTCAAATAGTGATGCTTACTGAAGATTGTCCAAGCCTTGCTTGTACAAGGTAAGATTTCCAACTGAATTGAAGGTCGTCTTTCTGACCCCCTTCCGACCAATTGGCCGGTGCTGGTGTCAAAAGTCCAGTCGGGTTGTAACCACTCAATGATGTCGTAATGGCATGACGCCAAAACCAAACCCTTTAAGTTTTCTTTGTCGCAATATCGACGCATTGCATATGAGCACGCCTTTGCTACGTTGCGATCAACGACACTTGTAAATTCATCAATCACCGCATTTGCTTTCAATCGTCTAGCAAGATCGGCCCTAAACTTTTCACCCGTGGAAAGCACCTGATAAGGACGCATCCATGATGGGATACTGTTTAGACCGACAGCGGAAAGTCGGGTTTGCGCATCTTCAGCATTTGTAAAGTGTGAGCAAATCGCAAGATCAGACTGCCACTCAACCGACTCCTCAACACCGAAACTTTTTAACAGCGAACTTTTTCCACTTCCAGACGGCCCCACTATCAAACCAATGCAAAAATTCTGAGGGATTGTTGGCAGCAATGGTGGAGTGAATGTTGTTGTCCCATCAAACTCGTAATCAAACGATGCGCTTAGAACTGAAACAATGCCGTCAACTTTTACGGTCGATGTCATGTTCATGACTTCTCCAATAGAATTTGCTCCAGCACTTCCATGGACCTGCACAGGTCTTCGTGCAGGTAGTCAGGCAGTCCAGTCTGTTGGCTCATGGCCCACGACTCCAATGCGGATAGCAGTTTGATGCCCTGCAATGCTTGTTCTTTGGTCATTGGAACTCCCTCAGTTTGTGTTTCAGTTCTCTTATCTCGCCCTGGGCTTTGAGTGCCAAGGTACGGGTGCGTTGGTAGTCAGCAGCAGCTTCCTTTGCCGCTGCGAGCGCCTTGTCCAGCTTCCTAGCCTCACGCTTTAGGACGCGCTCATGCTCTTTGCGCAGGGCCGCAAGTGCAGGCTCTGTGATCGCTGCAACTTGGGCCTCGGTCAGGGACAGCGTGATGACCGGGGCGCGGTAGAGTTTGGCTGTCATGGCTTGCCTCTCAGCATCTCTGCTCTGCAATCGTTCCAGCCCTGGATGTATTGGGGATGCTCACCCTCTCGCGTTCCAAACGCATCGGGCACGGCTGGCTGTGCGGGTGGGGTGGTGTAGAGCCTTTCTTCCCAACCCACTTCACCAGTAATAACCCCTACATATTCACCATCTACCACATCAACATAACTCACAGGCTCCTGCACAGGTGCTGCAAGGGCTTGCTTGATGGCGGTGATGGCCTTATTCCAGTACTCCTTGGGATGTATGCTTTCCAACGCCTCCAGCGCCATGCGTAGTGCTTCGTCTTTCATTTGAATCTCCTGACTTTTTCAAATGTCACTTGTTTTTCTGGCGGCGGCGGTGTCATCTTCTCGCTGGGCGGGGTCCAGCCCCACTTGCGCCAGGTGGCCTGCACGTCAGCCCCGCTGGTCCACTTGAATTCTTTGTTCGGTACGGATGGATAGATCATCATTTGCTCCTTCGATTACTAAGTGCCGATAGGCACGGATTGCTGCTTTCAAGTCTGCTTGCAGACTCTCGATCAGCTCGTCTTGCTCAGACAACCGCTTGGCGGCGTCTTGCGCAAACTTGGCCAGGTTGTGCGCTTCCCACGCCGCAAACCTCATGCCAATTCCTCCCGCGCCATCTCATCGGCCTTTTTGCCCCAATACTCTCGGGTGACGCTATCCACCAGAATCCCCACCTGGTCGAATTTGCGCTCGGCCAGCACCTTGCCCAGCACCATCTTTTCGTTCGAGCTCGACTCGTCCAGCGCCTCGCAGATGTTGAAGCCGTCCATAGGATCGCAAGCCTCGCCATGTGTCAGCAGCTCGGCAGCTCGCGCCTCGATTGCAAACTCAAGGCGCTCGGCCCTGTCCTCGTCAGACTGGCGGCTGTTCATCATTTGGGTGTTCATGCAGCTCATGACGACCACCACGCGACCAGCAAAGCGGCCATGCCGCAACCAATTGCCAAAGCTAAGGCATAACCAGCCACACGCTCCCAAAGCGGCTCTGGGCGGCCATAGGTCTGCACCCAGGTGCAGTCTGCAAAGTTACGGGGTGTTGTGTTGTTCTTCATGGGGTTCTCCTAAAAGGTGGGGCCAGTGGCCCCGTTAATCACTCTGCAACTTGAACAATTTTCCAGTCTGCGCTATGGCGAATTGCGTACATTTTTGCAAAAGCACCCTGAGCAGCGCCGCGAGTTTTGTATGCTTTGTAAAAGTTGCCGTTGATGTAAAGATGAAACATTTTTTTGCTCCGTTGCGTTGTTGATGGATCAATCATAACACCATTTCCCACAATCTCACACATTTATTTATTGGGACAAACCCTTAGATTGCAGTGATCTCTACATCATGCGGCTTTCGCTTGCCCTCCAGCAGCTCATGCAGGCGTTTTTCAGTCAGGCGGTGGCAGCGAATCATGGCCCTTGCAGGCAGCACATCCAACAAGGCGGCATAGTCCTCCAGCACAGCACGCACAGCCTGAATACCAGCCCCGTCCAGCCTGATTGCGTTACCAGCAAGGTTGCGCTTACCTGCCATTGCCATTGCGGTGATGGCGTCCATCAGCAGGCCAGAACTGTCCTCGCAGACCTTCATGGTTTCGGTCAGAGTCTCCATTAGGTTGACCGCATCGGACACCACCAGCCAATCGTCAGTCGTGGGGTTTTCACCCTGCTCCATAGCGGCCAGCCCCGCATACATGCGCGTTAACTGGTGGCGGCGTGACTCCACAGGCAGCGGCTCGGTGGGGCTGGCCATCAGCCCGTCCAGCATGGTGTAACGCTTGGGCCGCTTCATGCTTTATCCCTTGCGAACTGGCGTGCCAGCTCCAGCTTGATGCAATGCAAGATCTGCGCGGCCAGCGTGCGGGTGTTGGCCTCGGCCATCCTCCGCAGCTCCACCTCCACATCCGCAGGCAGGCGCAAAGTCATGTAGCGGTCTTTGATTTTCTCGGTCATAGCGTGTCCTTGTGTTGGTTAAAAAAGGCAGTGATCTGCTCCTTGGCATCATCAGCACCCTTGCACACTTTAGCACAATAGCCCACTTCCTCCAGATACTTGAGCCAATCTTTCTGCTCGGCACTGAGCACGCCACCCTTGATGCGCTTCATCTCCACCCACAAGCGCCAGGCAGGGATGAACAGATCGGGCACTCCAGCCGACACGCCCTCGATCTTCAATCTGGTGGCCGCGGCAATGCTTCTCTGGCCCCCGTTGGGTATAGCAAAGATGCGCACACCTCTGTAGGTCTGGCGAAACCAGCGCACAAGCTCGCGTTGTTCAAAATGCTCCGTTGGTATGCGATCAGTCAAAACGGAACCTCACGTTCCCACTTGGGGCACTCGCCAACGGCCTCGGCAAACTCTGCCGGCGGCTTCATAAAAAACTCAACGCACTGGCCATCGTTGCCGTAATGCTCACAGGTATGGCAGCACCGCGGCGGCCCAGCGCGATCCCACTCGCGCCATTGAATCAAGAACTCAGGTTCAGCGTGTCTCATGCCCATTTCCTTCTCGTTACTTTAAAAAATTTTCCGTCCTTGCGATACTCAATCATGCTTGGCGGTGTTGCGTTGTTCATGTTCTGCACCACCTCGATCATGGTCTTAACATTCAGACCACCAGAAACAATTTGGGCACGCTCTGCAATCGTGATCAGCTTTTGCACAGCAGACTGGCCTGCATAACCATCGTGCGTAATGGCTAGATACTCGGTCACAGCCGGGTCACTCAGCCCACCGTAGTACGTCACAGCCAGCATCTGCTTGCCCGATGCCTTGCTGGTGTGCTCACGCCATGCCCAGCTCGTCACCTCCAGCTCTTGGCCCTCAAGCCCCATGATGTCGTCATCATGCAGTTGCAGCTTCTTGACCTCCCTTGGTGGGAATGGATGATCGCAGGCAGGGCAGACCATCACCGAGATATGCACCAACTCGTCGCAGTTCTCGCAGACTTTGAGGGGCGCTTCGCCATTGCCGTCACCACCCTTCTTTGGCGGCTGCACGTTGGTTATCGGGCCGTGTGTGGCCACCACGCCAGCAAAGTCGAGCACCAGGCAGTGATCGGTGTGGCTCTTGACTCTCATGCCCCTGCCAGCCATCTGCACATACAGGCTGGCGCTCATGGTGGGGCGCAGCATCACCACCAGATCAATGTCAGGGTAATCAAAGCCAGTCGTCAGCACGTTGGCGTTGGTCAACGCTTGCAGCTTGCCAGCCTTGAAGTCAGCGATCATTTCATCGCGCTGCTTCTTTGGTGTGTCCCCCGTCACGCACTCAGCGGCCACCCCCTGCTGGCGCAGGGCTTCGGCAATGTGCTGCGCGTGCTTAACGCCAGCGCAAAAGAAAAGCCACGCCTTGCGGTCACCAGCCAAAGCCATCACCTCTTGCACCACAGCCTGATTCTTGTCGTCCGTGTCCACCGCGGCTTGCAGCTCGGACTCAATGAATTCACCGCCACGCTTATGCACACCAGTGACATCCAGCTTGGCCTTGGTGACCTTAGAGCGCAGCGTTGACAGGTAGCCCTTGTAGATCAACTCCTCGATGCTGATTGGCTCAATCAAGGCATCAAACAGCGCAGGCTTATCAGTGATCAATCCATGCCCCAAGCGGTAAGGTGTGGCCGTTAAGCCCACCACCCGCAAAGCAGGGTTGATGGCTTTAAGTTGCTCAAGCAGCCCGCGGTAGCCTCCCTCGTCCTTGTGGTTGACTAGGTGACACTCGTCAATGATCACCAGATCAATGTGGCCCAGCTCTCTTGCCTTGCTCCGCACCGACTGGATGCCAGCAAAGGTGATCGGCTCGCCCAACTCACGCCGACCAATGCTGGCGCTGTAAATGCCCATTGGGGCACCGGTCCAGTGCTGGCGCATCTTCTCTGCGTTCTGCTCGATCAGCTCCTTCACATGGGTCAGCATCAGCACACGGGTCTCGGGCCAGTTCTGCAAGGCATCCTTGCACAGCGCAGCCACAATGTGCGACTTGCCAGAGCCTGTCGGCAGCACTAGGCAGGGATTGCCCGTGCCTCCGGCCTCAAACCACGCATAAAGCTGTTCGATGGTGCGTTGTTGGTAGTCACGGAGCATCACGCTACAACCCTTCCACCAAACTGCTTGCGCAAATCATGCAACTGCGTCCAGCCCTTGTCGGCACAAGCACCAGCATTTGCCAGCAGCTCTTTACTACTGAACACACCCTCTTGCTCTGGGTCGCCATTGGCCACAGTCGTGCCATTGATCTCGTAGACCGCAGTGAACTCATCAGGCCCATCCTTGCGCTGCCACGGCACCAGATCAGGGTGCAGGACATGACCCTCGCAGCCATTGCGCTGTGCATCCACCGGAATCACATCGTCCCACTTGGCACAGTGCCAGGTTGAGTCAGACAATGGTGTGGCCATCGCACAGGTGCGGCAGTTCACATGCTTGGTGGTCTTGGACTCATGGCAGAACTCGTGCGCATCACAGAACTTGCACTGATACCAGCTTGCATCGGTGCTGATTGGCTCAGGCATCCTGTCGCTCAGTGTGATGTAGTGCCCCCGGCGCACAGCCTTGTCGGCCACATCCTTGTCCAGCTTCACGCGCTCGGTGTGGATGCGGTCATCGTCCTTGCACACGGCCAGATACAGCGCACGGTCTAGGCCAATGCCAGCCATGTAGACCTGCATCTGCACAAAGTGCTCGGGCTTGGATTTTTCCACGCCATCTTTGACCAGTGCATCAAAGGACTTCTTGCTGTGCGTCTTGAACTCAGCCACATGCTTGGTCTTGGGGGCTTCGGGCACACCAGAGTCAATAATGGCATCAAGCGACCCCGAGACATGGCTACCAAAGTCAACCCGGTGCTGGCTCGACACCTTGCGCACATCTACACCAATCGCACGCAGGTCGCTGATGATGTTGGCTTCTTCTTGGTGGCCACGGCGAAACAAGCGCAGGATGCGGCCAGAGAACTCAGGCTGCACCGCCCAGCGGAACGACAACCACAGCCAACGGTCGCAAGGGTGGCCCAGCCCACTGGCCCCCATGTGAGGGCGTGGCTCCTCCTTCTTGGCCTCATGCGCTTTGTCAATCAGCGCCTGAATGTTATGATCACTCTCGGGTATTTTCATGGTTTCTCCTGTTGGGAACTTTGCCCCGGCCTTCATCAGCCGGGGCTTTTTTTTGCTTAACGCTTAGCCCACGGTGGCGCTGCCTTGCCAGCCGATGGCGCAGGGTTGCTTTGGCCTTGTGGCATGGAGGCCGCTGGCGCTGCACTGCCCGACAAAGACTTAAAGCCTTTGACCTCATTGCTGGCACCATACTGAGCGTCTTGCTTGACCTCCAGCTTGATGCCAATCTGCCCACCAATCAACTGGTCGGTGTCAGTCACCTTCGCCAAGCCAATCGCACGCATGATGTCGCCCAACTGCTGGCGACCAATCTCCTCGGCCTTAGGGTTGGCATTCTTAATGTTCAAATTGCCAAACACCACACGACCTTGGTGGCTTGGGCCAGTGATGTCGTAACGCAGCTTGATGTACTGGCCATTGCCAGCCTTGGTGGCCTTCAGCTCGGATTGCGAGATAGTGGCGGTGTACCAACCAGCGGGCAAAGGCTCAAAGCTGCCAGTGTTGCCAACAGGCAATTCGTTGATGTCAAAAGTCTCTGAAAGAAAAGCCATGATTTACTCCTTGGGGATGATTTTGAAAGATGGTCGGCCAGGCTTGGCCGTGATAGCACCAGCCAAAGGCCCGGTGATTGTTTCATCGGCTGCTTTCCAGACCGACATGTTGATCTCCGGCTTCCACCGGAAAAGTGTTGCAAGGTGATCGCTCAGTCCGGCTTCAGTGGCAAGCATTTGCAGCTTCTCGGAATCGACCTTGCGGTCGATGCGGCCTTCGATCTTGATCTCAAACCCTGCTGCGCCAACGGTCTCTGTGCTGTCGAGCTGGTCAGAGATTCGCGCCAGCTTCTTGATGTGGTCCTCAATATCGCGTCGATCTTCTGTTGCATCTTTTTCTTCTTGCTTTGCTCTGAGCCACATCTGGGCCAACTCGGCCATGTCGGTGGGCAACTCGTAGGTCATTCCAATCTCGCTTTCAGCATGGCGTCAGCCATAACGTAAACCTGTGCAGCAAGAGCCTCGGCGTCATATCCAACATAACCATCTTCATCGCCACTACCTGCGAGGATTCCCTGCATAGCCGCCGAAGCAAAGTAATCGCGGAGAGTCATGCCAAAATATTCGGGGTCAGTAGTGGATGGGAAAGCTGACCCACCATCGTCTTTCATTTCAATCATGCTCGGCCTCCAATCTTTGCAATAATGGCCCCAAGGTCTGGCGCTTCCCAGCCAGCCAGCTTGCCCGAACGATCCTTGGCCAGCCACAGGCCATCGCTGTCGCACATCAAGGCACGTTGCGTCACGCCCTCGGCATCACGCTCAACACGCAGCGCCAGCACTTCATCAAAGAAGTAAGGCAGACCTTGCGTCAAGCTCTTGCCGGGCATCCCAGGGTTGTAAAGCATCTTGCCCATCTCATCGGTAGACTTTTCCAGCTTGGCGCTCATGTACACATGCTTACCCGGCAGATCACGAAACGCACGGATCAGCTCTTGCATGGTGGTGTTCATCTCACCGTAAGCTGCACGACCATCCTTGGACTTCTTCATCTCATGGGCCAGCACCACCTCGGCCACCTCGCTGATCGAGTCAAGCGCCACCGACTCAAAGCCCGATGCTTCCTTGCTGTCACGGCACCATGTAAATGCCTCGCGCAAATCTTCCATGCTTGCGATCTCGATGTAAGGCAGGTCAGCGTCCTGAATGGACAACAAACCACCCTCGGCAGACAATACGATCACATTGGGCAGCGTCTTGACCAAAGTGGTCTTACCTGCACCAGCTTGCCCGTAAACAAGCAACTTCACCCCATTGGCAGTTAAACCGCCAGTCGATTTCAAATTGATAGCCATCTGGCTCTCCTTCTTTTGCACCACTGTCAGGGAATCTGTTTGTGGTGTAGCGACATTGTAGCGTATGATTCGCACATCACAACAATTTTTTCAAACAAGGACAAAAACATGATGACTCTTGAACAGATACGCCAAGCCCTTTCAGACCGAATGCCCATCAGGGTGGCAGAGGCCACGGGGCTGCACTACAACACCATCCGCCAGGTGCGCGATAACCCAGAGGCAAACCCCACGCACAAGGTCTTGCAGGCTTTGTCGGACTATTTGGAAAGCCGGAAGGTGACGCATGGCTGACCTCTCAAACGTATTTGGCGGCCCCTGGTCACCACCACCAGAAAAACTGGTTGCCTCCCCAGAGGCGCAACTTAAAGACGCTATGAAGGCGGCAGGCTTAGAGCCACCAGATCACATTGAGATGGACGGCAAGATTCACCGCTTTAAGTCGGGCACCAAAGGCAAGCCAGGCATTGACAAGCCCGGTTGGTACTTGGTGTTTGGTGATGGCATCCCAGCAGGGCGCTTTGGCTGCTGGAGGGCAGGCATTGAGGCCACCTTCAGGGCAGACGTTGGCCGCAAGCTCACGCACACCGAAGAAATGGTGCATGTCAAGCGCCTCGCCGAGTCCAAAGCCGTGCGAGATGCAGAGATCATTCGCCAGCACCAAGTCGCCAGCGAGACAGTTGAGCAAATTTGGGCCACAGCAAACCCGGCCAGCCCCGAGCACCCCTACTTGTCCAACAAAGGCATTGGCGTGCATGGCGCACGCATTACGGGTGACGGTCGCCTGATGGTGCCTTTGTACGATCAGGACGGCAGCTTAAGCACCCTCCAGTACATTGCCCACGATGGCGGCAAACTCTACCACCCCGGTGGCCAGACTGGCGGTAAGTTCTGGCAGCTAGGCTCACTCGATGAGCCTGGGCCACTTTATGTAGCCGAAGGATTCGCCACCGCGGCAACCATCCACGAGATCACCAATCGCCCCGTCATCGTGGCCTACAGCGCCAGCAACTTGGTGCCCGTCACAGGCAAATTGCGCGAGATGCACGGCCCAGCCCAAGAGATCGTGATCGTGGCCGATAACGACGCCTCCGGCGTTGGGCAACGCTACGCAGACCAAGCCAGTGCCAAGTACGGCGCACGCACGGTAACCCCACCAGTCCAAGGTGACGCTAACGATTATGTGCAGTCTGGCAACGACTTAGCCAGCCTTCTTGCACCAACACATGATGATTGGCTCATCCCCGCCGATGAGTTCTCAGCCCAACCCAGCCCCATCTCATGGCTGGTCAAACGCTGGATTCAGGACCAAGCCCTTGTCATGGTCCACGGCCCATCAGGAGGCGGCAAGACATTTGTGGTGCTCGACTGGTGCCTGCGCATTGCCAGCAGCACCCCCGACTGGTGCGGCAACAAAGTACGCCCAGGCCATGTGGTCTATCTGGCCGGCGAAGGCCACCACGGCCTCAAAGGCCGAATTGCCGCCTGGAAGCACCATCACAAATCAGGCAAGCTAAACATGTGGCTCTCCAAGCACGGCTGTGACCTCAACACCCCCGCTGGCTACCTAAAAGTGGTCGAGCACATCCGAATGCTGCCCGAGACCCCCAAGGTGATCGTGGTCGATACCCTGCACCGCTTCCTTGCAGGCGACGAGAACAGCGCTCAAGACGCCAAAACAATGCTCGACGCCTGCGCCAACCTGATGATGGAGTTCAACTGCACCGTCATCTTGGTCCACCACACAGGTGTCTCAGACGAAGCCCAACACCGCGCCCGAGGCTCAAGCGCCTGGCGAGGCGCTTTGGACATCGAGATCAGCGTCATCCCCGGCAAAGACAACCAGCCCATGCAACTGGTCCAGCGCAAGTCCAAAGACGCCGAAATGGCCGAGCCAATCCACCTCGACCTCCAACAAGTGACCATCCCAGGCTGGTACGACGAGGACAACCAACCCGTCACCAGCGCCATCACCACCCAAGCCGAAGCCCCAGCCGCACCCACCAAGAAAGACTCCAAGATCGACGGCCACCGAAAGACTTGGGAAAACGCTTGGTGGGCATCCGGCGCCGAGGTCAGGGATGACCTGCCCTACCTCAGTCGCTCAGCCCTCAAGGATAAACTTACCCAAGACGGCAACGCCGAGCGCACCGTGCGCAACATGATCAACCCGTCATACAACGACAAACTGATCGGCGCACTGCTCCAGGCTGACATGATCCAGAACACCGAACACGGGTGGGTGATGGTGGATGAGGTGAACGCCAGCAGCATGTTGTTGCGTAAAAACGACTGTGGATAACCTGTGGATAACTTTAAATGGGTTGACCCTAAATGACCCTAGGGTCAAAGTCAGGGTCAGGGTCAAAAAGGGGCAAAACAGCGCCAAAGTTGACCCTCCCTGACCCCCAACCCTTTAGGGTTGGGGTCAAGGGTCAAGGCGTTGCAGGGGTTTTTGGGGTTGCTGAGTTTTTTGGACTCAGCCTGTGGATAACTTTTCTAGTTCAATGACGTTTTTGATATGGTGACTTTTTTGGTCGCCTACTTTTTGAGAGATGGTGATGGCAGGCAAAGCAACTCCAACGGTTAAGTATTTCCAGCGCACCCTCGGTGATGCTGAGCGTGCCATCTTGCTGGCCGCAGGCAGTGGCGACATCTCCGCTGGCTTCTTGGAAGTCATCGATACCTACCGCCATTTTTACAATCTTGGACTGCGGCCCTCTACGCCACTTGAGAGCGTTGTCCTTGTCATCCCACAGACTCAGCATGATGGTGGCTTGTAGCCCCGATTTGAGGCCTTGGTGAGGCATTGGTGATGGTGAGATGGGTGGATGTTTTAAGGATGGATTGTTGAATGAGAATCATTCTCAATTGGCGATGGACCCCCGGAAATGGACCATCCGCCCCTCT